GCAGCATAATGCTGCACTCCGCGGATAGTTTCTGTCCGTCTGATTGTCAGTCCTCACGTGAGGTGGAGAGTCATGGCCATTAAGAGCTTTGACACGCAAGTAACAGGGGAGTATCAAACGATATCCTCCCTGCCAAAGCAGTCAATTACCCGCGATTGTGATAGCCATGAGCTGTTGGTGTCCATCAATTCCTTTGGAAAAGATGATAACAACTTCAGCTCTGCGCACACCTCCATTGAAGGGTCCATTCTAAATGGGAACTACAATGGTGTTCGCTGGTGGGAGTATCCAACTAACTTCTACACGCTCAGTGTTGTGCCAAAAGCACACCCTGAAACTGTAGCTGCGTTGGGTACGAGGCTCTATGCTGGCACCAACCCTTCACGCCCGATGATCCATCTCCCAGTTTTCTGGGCGGAATTAAAGGACATCCCTGGTATGTTACGCCAGGGTGGGCGAATGCTGTTCGCAATTGCGAGACGCGAATCTCCTCGGAAACTAATCCGGGCTGATAAGCGATCGCAGGATCTCGCGAGCCTGAATTTGGCTGTCCAATTTGGTTGGATGCCCTTTCTTCAGGACCTCAAGAAGATTGTCACTCTCCATGACAGCGTCGAGAGACGCCGCCAAGAGATTGAACGCTTGCGAACGGGAAGAGGGTTGAAACGAACGTATAAACTTGGTGAGATTACCTCTGAAGTAGGTCCTACTTCTCGGGCAATCTGGTCTGGTGGGGGATTAACCCTCAACAGATCTCACACTATTAGGTATACGAATCGTGCCTGGGGTACTTGTCGCTGGAAACCTACCAGCCCGAGCACCCTTCCTCAGTCGAACTCCGAGCTGCGACGAATTATGTCAGGTATGACTATATCGCACATACCGGAGAACCTCTGGGAGGCTCTTCCTTGGTCTTGGCTCATCGACTACTTCACCAACATTGGTGATGTACTCGCTGCAGGCAACCGAACGGTTGCTACCCCCGTTGGGGGCTGCATAATGAGACAAGGCATTGCTGAGGCCCGACACGATGGGAATTCATATGGAAATCCTGTTACTGCCTTTGTTACGGCAGGCAAGAAGACTGTATGGACTAACCGTCGTGACGTTATAGGGCCAAACGCCTCACTGTCGGCCTCGTTTCCCACTTTGGGAGCGAGACAACTGTCTGTCCTTGGGTCACTGGCTATTCTTAGAGCCAGAAGGCTCTAGGGAAAACCGGTCCAAGGAGGCCACCATGTTTGCAAATACCCTTACCATCACTATTGATGGCACCGCCAACGTGCTTACGCGCGTAAATCAGGACAACTACGGTAGTGAGTATAAACTCGCATCCGCAACTGCCTTGATGATTCTGAAATTCCGTAATTCAACGGAAAAGCAGAATGGCCAGGAAGAGGTCTATCGACACAATATGTTCTTTGAACATACGGTATTCGCGACCCCTACTGCTTCTGAGAAGTACTATACGATGACCGCTACAATGCGGTCGCGTAAGACTTCGGACCCAGCTTGGCTGGATAAGATCGCAGCAGGATTTGTAACCCTGCTGTCTGCTCAGAAAACTGGGCTTATCGGTGGAGAGTCGTAAGACTCCACACTGACGATCCTTCAGCCTAATTTGGGCTTTGGGTAAATGTAGACGTATAGAAGCCAACCAATCCTAACGGAGTTGCTGACATGAATAACTATACATCTCTGGTGGCCGGCCTTGTACAGGCTGTCTTTAGAGACATCCTAGCACAGTACCCCTCCATGGAGCGTGAGCTGACGAACTTAAACGCCCGCTTGCACTCTATTGAAGAAGAAAGAGGTCTTGGTTTTTATACCTTGACACTCCCCTCCATCGGAAAATGGTTCGATAGATCCATATCCCGTGGAGCTCTCTTTCGTGATGGCAACTACCCTCTTCATAAGAGGAGATCGCCTAACGATACGAGGCCCGTGTTTTTACACGGTCTCTATTCGAGAGTCTTCGATGAACGTGGAACGCTTTTGGCTGCGCCCGATCCCAACGCAATCTTTCTCCTTCGCGAGGTTTACTACTTCGCGAAGAAGCTTCGATTGGATTGTTCACAGGAGAAGGTTAATGAAGCAATTTCTGACTTCATTAAGATCGAGGAAAATCTTCCTCGTCCTTGGCCTAACACTTGGGACAGTGATGTCCCAACTTGGTCTAGCAGATCAGGGCACCCTCTTTGGGGACCTGATGCGGACTTGGATGAACCACCTCGCCTCTTAGAAGAGGCTGTGGTGGAACATTCGAGAATCCCTTCCTTCATGTGGGATACCTTCCACCGGCTCTGCCGAATGGTTAGTGCCTCATTTGGGGAAGTAGACGTGTGGGCCTTACAGCCAAAGCACGGACCTGGCGTTGTTGCTGATTCTTCGAAACATACTGTAAAGTATGACTTCGAGAATTGGCCAGCAAAGCTGGAGAACCTGTTTCCCTTTGATTGGTTTGGTAGCCATGACTTAGGTCTAAGCCGCCAACCCAGTTCTAGGGAGATACCTTCCAAAATGGCATGCGTTCCAAAAACGCAGAAGGGACCCCGCATCATAGCGAGTGAACCGACTGCCCATCAGTGGATCCAACAAGGAATCCGCAGATGGTTTGAGGAACTACTACGTCGTCATCCCCTTGGTCTTTCCATTGACTTTAGAAGTCAGGAATATTCCAGGGAGCTGGCTCGGACATCGTCTCTTGATCAGCAGTATTGCACTGTTGACCTGAGTTCGGCGTCTGATCGCCTTTCGGCGAGGCTCGTAGAGTACGTCTTTCAGGGTAACACATCCCTGTTGGACGCACTGCATGCGTGCAGGTCGAGAATGATTAAGATCCCTAAGGAGTTAAATCCCCAGGATCAAACTAAGGACATACATCTGCAGTTGCGGAAGTATGCTCCTCAGGGCTCAGCCTGTACGTTTCCAGTGCAATCTGTGATCTTCACGATCATAGCACATTTCGCTATCATGCTGACAAGGCATGATGACGATGTGTCACTGGAGGCATTTAGGAAGCGGTCCTCAATGGTCCGCGTCTTTGGGGACGATATCATCGTTCCCAATGATGCATACATGGTACTGACCATCCTAATGGATGAGTTAGGTCTCAAGGTAAACACCGACAAGTCCTTTGCGGAAGGTTTCTTCCGTGAGGCTTGCGGCATGGACGCTTTCATGGGGTATTGTGTAACCCCTGCGTACATCCTTGAGCCGTACAGTGCTCAGTCTCCTGAGAGCCTATCGAGTATCGTAGAGTGTAGCAACAACTTCTATAAGAAGGGGTTGTGGCATTCTGCCGATTACTTGATGAAGACAGTACCGGAACCTGAGCGTAAGCTCATACCGGTTAGCCGCAAGGCTCTCGGGTCCCTTACCTACTTCACGTATGGTACTGAGGAGCTCCTCCATAAAAAGAGGATTTCTCGTGATTTCCATCGTGAAGAGGCTCTAGTGCTTACGTTAACAACGAAGGCACTTAGACGCCGTGGTTCGGGAGAAGCATCACTGCTTCAGTACTTTACTGAATCACCGAGCCAAGAACAATCTTGGCTACGCCCCTTGGAATGGAGCGCTGGTGAAGTGGTGCGAACGCTTGGTAAGAAAGCCAAGCGTTGGGTCATCACCGAAAGGTGATGCAGGCGTAGTTTTCCACTACAACCTGAAGAGGCACACGCTGT